CGTCGAGGCTGGTCTTCACTCCGGGGAGGTCGTACCAGCCGCTGATACCGCCGTCGGTGACGATGACGTCATCATTGGGGTCGGCGCCGCCGCCGATCTCGATGCCACCAATCCACACTCGCATGCAGCTTCTCCGATCACATCTCGCGGACGACAGCCGCTGCGAGCCGGTCGCCGATCACGTTCGGATCAGACGTCGGCATGTAGTTCTTCTGGTAGATGTTCACGTCGCCTCGGCGCATGTCATCCCACTGGTCAGACGTGAGCACCGGCTCGGGCTTGCCCGTCGCGTTGTACGCGAGCGTGAGCCCGGGTTGTAGCCAGCCACCCTCGTCGTACAGGTTCGGGATGACGCCACCGAATGCCGCGCGCCAGTCGAAGTGCGGCGGCAGCTTCTCCTCGTCGAGGTCACCGAACACGCCACCGTCGCGAGCGACGTGGATGTGGTCGTAGTGGCCCGCGACTTGCCAGAGAATCTGACGCCAGCCGCCCATCGCGCGGATGGTGCTCGCAGCTGCGAACATCGCCGACTGTGTACCTGCCATGTCGACGGCTGGGTTCATCCAGTCCGCGTGGTAGGTGTTTTTGCGTCGGCCAAGCGCGGCGTTGCGTGCAGGGGTATCCCACGTCGACGTGACGTAGAGGCCGTGCTTCTGGATCACCGGGATGAGGCGAGCGAGCGCGCGGCCACCGTGGAAGCCCTGGTAGGAGATTCCACCGCCGACCCCAGGCACGAGGTCGTAGCCGCCGTCCTCGCCGCCGGGCGCGAACATCTCGTCGATCTTCTTCTTGAACCACTCGCCGATGCCCTTGACTGCGGCGATGGGCCAGCCGACGATTGCCTCGCCGAGCATGCCACCACCGATGTTGTTGAGCATGTCCTTGACGGGCTCGAGCACGATGCGTTCGATCGCGCCGAGCGGGTCAGCGATGACGGCGCCGATGTTGTTGGCGACGTCGGACACGAACCCGGTGATGTTGTTCACCGCGTCCGCTGCCCAGTCCCAGATACCGCCATCGGCGAAGTGGGTCTGGCCGGCGTTCGAGCGTGCCGCGTTCACCCGGTCGAGCCAGGGCTTACCGCCGAGCGCGCGGAGCGCGTCCGGGCGGATGATGCCCTCACCGCCGGAGAGGTGGAGCATGCCGCCGGTTGGCGAGTAGAACTTGTGCACGTCACGGCCCGGTGTGTAGCCGGGCAGGACACCACCGGAGGCCAGCGCGATCGGTTCGATCGTGGGCATGCGCAGATCGAGCCCGACGCCCTTCGCGATGCCGTCGATCAGCGCCTTGATGCCGTCGTTGTATACGGTGTTGATCACGAAGTTGATCGGCGCGACCGCAGCTTTCTTGATCGCATCCCAAACGTCCTTGATGACGTCTCGCATCCCCTCGAACGCCGTACCGATGCCATCGGTAACGGTCGTGAAAATGGGGCTGAGCGTGTCGCGGAACCACGCGCCGACGACGTCGATCGCTCCCTTAATGCTCTCCCAGACCGGCGAGATGATGTTCTCGTAGAGCCAGGTGAAAATCGGGGCGAGGGTGTCTCGCACGACGGTGACGATCGCGGTGAAAATGATCTGCACCGCGGCCCAGTAGACGCCGATCACGGTCGAGATCGCGTTCCAAATCGGCTTGATGATGTTCTCGTACAGCCACGTGAAAATCGGCCCCAGAACGTCCGAGATGAACGCGACGATTCCTGAGAAGATGGCGCCGACGACGGTGATCGCGCCCTGAATGACGGGTACGAGCGCCGCGAACACGGTGCTCACGACCTCGAGCAGCCACTGAATCACGGGGACGAGGGCCTCGAGGATGAGCGTCACGATCGGCATCAGCGCGTTGATGATCTGCGTCGCGATCGGTAGCACGACCGCGACGATCTGCGTGAACACGGGCAGGAACGTCGCCAGGAGTTGGACGACGACCTGCGCGATCTGCTGTATCACCGGCACGAGCGCCGCCGCGAGCATCGTGATCAGCGGGGTTACGGCAGCGATCAGCTGCTGAAACACCGGCATGAGCTGCGCGACGAACGTTTGGATCAGTGGTGCGACCGCGGCTGCGACCTCGCCGATCACCGTCGCGATCTCGCCGAACGCCGCGCCGAGCGAGCTTTGCAGCTCGGGCGACGACGCGATGAGCGCGCCGATGAGGCCGACGATGATGCCGACCGGCCCGAACGCTACCTTCATGATCGGGCCGAGCTTCGTGAACAGGCCGGTCAGCTTGCCGCCGGCGCCGAGGAGACCACCGAAGCCCGAGGCGAGCGCGCCGATACCGCCGACGGCGCCACCGACAATGCTCGTGATCTTGCCGAACACGAGCAGCGCGGGCCCGATCGCTGCCGCGATGCCGGCGACCTTGAGGATGACGCCCTGCATCTCGGGGTTGAGGTTCTGCCACCACGTGACAGCGGTGCGAATCTTCTCGATCATCGTCGCGAATGCCGCGCCGACCTTCTCGCCGAGCTCGGCAGCCTTCGGGGTGATGTTGTCGAGCGCGCCCGTGAAATCGGCCATGAGCGGCTTGAGCTGCGAGAAGAAGCCGCCGCCCTCGCCGCCGGCGTCGAGGAACGCGGCACCGACACGGCTGATGGCCGCTTTGACGTTGTCCCATGCGCCGACGAACGACGTTTGGCCCATGATCTGGGCGGCGCCGCCGAGGCCCGTCTCGAGGGCGTTCTGGAAGTCCGCGAAGCCGATCTCACCGGCCGAGGCAAGCTTGTAGACCTCTTCGGCGGTGACGCCGAGCTCCTGCGCGAGGAATTGCACGATCGGCACGCCGGCATCGCCGAGCTGCGCGAGCACGTCGCCCTGTGCCTTGCCGGAGGCCGCGACCTTGTTGAAGATCGAGCCCATCGATTGCATGTCGACGCCGGCGATGGCCGCAGCGTCACCGACGAGCGAGAGCGTGCGTTCGAGGTCGTTGCCGGGCTTCACGCCCGCGGCGACCGCCGCAGCGGCCACGTTCGCGGCGTCGCCGAGGCCGAACGCGGTGCCCTTCACCGCAGCAAGCGCCGAGTCCATGATCAGCTCGACCGACTCGGTCGAGTGGCCGAGCGCCTGCAGCTTGGACTGCGCGGTGTCGATGCCGACGAGGCGCTTGAAGCCGAGCGTCGCTGCGAGGGCCGATGCTGCGCCAGCAGCTGCGAGCAGCGGCGTGGCGAGCGTCATGAACTGCCCGCCGAGCGTGGACGCGCTATTCGCGAGCGACGACAGCTGGCCGGCCGCGGTGGTGAGTGCGCCACCGACTGCGCTCAGCGCGCCGCCAGCGACCGAGCGCACGGCGTTGAACGCCGATGCGACGGCGCTGGCGGATGCCGAGAACACGCTGCTGATCGTCGAGCCGATCGGCGCCACGCGTGCGCTCAGCTTGCCGAACACGTCAGAGACGGATGTGACCGCCGAGCGGACAGCGGTCACGCCGCGAGCAGCTGCGCCGCCGAGCGAGCCGGCAATGCCGCTAAACGACGACGCGGCGACGCTCGAGTTCGCGAAGCCCTCGCGGAGGCGTGCGACTACGTCGAGACCGGGCTGCACTGCGGTGCGTAGCCGGCCACCGATCGAGCCAGCGATGCCGCTGAACGTGGACGCGGCCACGCGGGAATCGTTGAAACCCTGCGTGAACCGGCCGGTGATGTTCTGAATCTGCTTCGCGATCGGGTCGAGCGCGCGGCGGGTCTGCCCGCCGAGGGTGCCGAAGCCGCCCGTGAACGCGGACTGCGCTGCACGAGCATCACGGAAGCCGGCGACGAAGTCGCGCAGCGGCGCAGCGGCGTCGCTCACGTGCTTGCGCGCGGCCTTCATGCCGTCGCCGAGGGCGGCGGTGAAGTCGCCGCCGAGCGACTTGCCGACCTTCTTGACGTCGATGCCGGCGAGCTCCGCGGTGATGGCCTTGCTGGCTCCGCGGAGCGAGGGCACGATCTGTACCCAGGCTGCGCCGAAATCGAAACCGTTCTGCGCAGCCACGGGCACCTCCGCTATTGAGTTGTTTTCTGCCTCGCGAGCCAGTTCGCGGCCTTGCGGCGGGAGCGCTCAGCGCGTGCCTCTGCCGCTTCACGCCACCCGGGCTCGGGCGCCGTGATCGGATCGGGGAGCTTGCTTTTCTTCACGCCGAGGGCCTGCATGATGCCGGTCATGATGCGGTAGCCCTCGTAGTGAATCGACGTGACCGCGTCGCTGAACGCGGCCGGCCCGCCGTGGGCCCGCCAGAGGCGAGCCCCTGGCGGGAGCTGCTTCACGAGCACCGCGGCTTTGCGCCACGAGATGCGGCCGCGGTAGAGGTCGAGCAGGTCGATGCCGTACTCGGATTGCAGGTCAGCTTCGATCTCCTCCGGGAACCGCCGCAGCAGGCTCCGGAGGATTAGGCGTTTCCCTCGCCCATCTCCTGCATGACTTCGGCGGCGAACTCGAGCACCGCTGAGCGCTTGAGCTTGCCGTCGACGCGCAGTGACTTCTTGATCTCCGCGAGCTGCTCCGGGCTGCTGATCTCGGTGAGGAGCGGGTCAGGGATGCCGCGCTCCATCGCGCTGAGAATGTCGTCGTCGTCGAGGAGTTCGGGGTTGAACTCGAAATCGAATCCGCGCACCGTGACGTGGATAAGGTCGTCGTTCGCTTCGGCCTTCGCTGCCCGGTCTTCGGGTAACTTGGCGCCGGCCGCAGCGGCAGCGGTACGGGTGGGGCTCGTTCGGGTGGTGGCCATGATGCACTCTCCTAGTTCGGTGCACTCTCTGAGGAAGGACCTCGCGGCGCGGGAGAGTGCACCGCGCCGCGAGGTGGTCAGGGTTATACGCTCGGGATGAGCGCCGGAGTGTCGGTGAGGATGCGGAAGCCGCCGAGCACACCGAGCGAGTAGTTGTACGTCGTCAGCTCCTGCGACTTGAACGCGAGGCTTCCGCGCTGGCCGAGGGTGAGGTGGTCACAGATGAGGCGCCAGCGCGAGCCGGAGCCGCTGGTCTCGTACAGGTCGACGACGCCGACGAGGTTCTTGACCTTGCGCGACGACGGTGCCTTGATCTCGGCGTAGTCGCCGTCGACGCCGGTGACCTTCGAGACGGCGGCGTCGAGGTTCCACTTCACGATCTCGAGCTTCGACTCGAGCAGCGCCGCGGTGAGCGTCGTGTCCGACGAGGACATGAATTCCTTGACGACGGCGTTGCCCTGGTGGCCTCGAATCTTCTCGACCGAGTCCTCGAGGTCGAGCGCAAAGCCGTCCTCTGAGACCCAGCCGCAATCGATGAGGCCGGTGGGGATGTCGTCGTCGAACTCGAGTTCGGCGAGCGACGCTGCGAGCGATGTGGTGCGTTCGGCAAGGAAGACGGAGTCGTCGTCCGAGCCGAACATCAGAGAGTTGGCGGTGTTGGTAGCCATTGGTGGTGCCTCCTAGCGGCATGTGGCGGTGAGCTGATAGGTCGCGACGTACCGGGATTGCCCGGTGTCGGGGTCGGGGTCGTCCATCGGTGTGGTTGCGGTGGGGATGGACGACACGGGCGAGGTGCGGTCGGCGGGGAGGGCGAGGATGAGTGCCTCGACGTCGGACGCGAGGTCGGCCGCGCGGCCGGTGGACTCGGCGTAGCTCGAGATCGTCAGCTGCACGGTTTGGACGATGCGGTTCGAGCGGCCGGGCCCGCCCGTCGCGACGACGCGCACGAACCGCTTCGTGCCGTCGTCGAGACGCAGCGAAACGACCGGTACGTCGAGCGACTTGAGCGCCGCCATGACGAGCGCTTTCACGTCTGGCGGCTTCATAGGCCCTGCCCGATGGCGCGTTCGAGAACGTGATCGCGGGCCTGCCGGCGCTTCGCGTCAGCTGTTTCCGCCATCACCGTCGCTCGAGCACGGCCCGCACGCTTTCCGCCGTCTCCGACGTTCACCTGCGACCCGAACCCATCGCCGGCGCGCTGCGCGACCTTGTCGCCAACGTCGCCGACGAACTTCTGCATCTGCGCCGACTTGAGGAACCGCTCCATCTCACGGAGATTCGGAGTGAACTTGACCATGCTGGTGCTCCTCTCCGACGAGGGTGACGGCGAGGCCGAGCGGCCACCGTTGCGGGCGACCGTCGACGCGCCACTGCTCACCTTCGATTTCGAGTAGGTCGCCGGCGCGCACGTCCGGCTGTTCGTCCGGCCAGTAGGCCGTTGGTTGCGTCGAGGTCGACGCAACGCCGGCATCGACCACGAGCGCGGTCGGCACCGGGGCGAACAGACACGGCGAGAGCTCAGCGCGTTCGAGTTCGCCCGCGATGACTTCGCCGTACTGGTCCTCGGTGCCCTCGACCGGCCGGAGCCGCGTCACCGGAGTGCGCGCCCAGCCGAACATCAGGAGCCCCCGCCAGTTCGAATGGTGAACGCTCGCCGAGGAACTCGAGCAGCGAGCAGCCGGCGGTGACGAGCAGACAGGTACACGTCACCGCGAGGGTTCGTGAACTTCTGCGTCGTCTGGAACGGGCCCGCACCCTTCTGCACCGAGTCGACCCCGAATGCGTCGCCAACCGGCATGGCGGCGACGACGATCTCGCAGGCGATATCGGCGACGAGCTGCTCGTCGATCTCGCCGGCGAGAATTCGGGTGTCGATGTCCGTGAATTCACCGCGGATGAGCCGTGACGCTCGCCCGAGCAGTGCCGTGACGTCTTCCGCCGTGAGCTGCTTCATGGGGAAGCCGTTGGCCTGGTAGTAATTCAGGTCAGCGAGCAGCGCAGGCATGACAGCCTACTTTCGAGTGCGCGTCGACTTGGTCGACGCGTAGGGGCCCGACGCCTTGGTCTCGGCGGTCTCGGCGGGCTCGGCCTTCGCCGGGTCCTCAGCTTCGGCCTTCTCGGGCTCCGGCTCTTCAGCTGCGTCAGCCGTCGCGCCGGAATCAGGCTCGTCGCCAGAGGTGGTGGGCTCATCTGCGTCGGCTTCGACCGGCGCAGGAGCGAGCAGGTGATCGCCGACCGTCGCACCATCGGGCACGAGATCGCCGGCCTTGAGGTTGAGAGTCGTGAGGTCGTCAAGGTGCACGACGACGATGCCCTCGAGGTCGGTTCGAATGATTGCGCTCATGAGGAGTCTCCTTGCCTGGGCTCGTGGTGGGCACGACC